GCCTCGTGCATGTCGGCTAGGTCGTTCAGCGTGTACGTACCGTCGCAGAGTTCTCGGTACGTACACAGCGGAGGATCACGAAGTACAGGACGCCAGATGTACCAATCGATATTGGCTAGCTCGATTGGGTCGACGTCTTGGCCTTGATGAGATGGCCGAAACGTGAGCGCGCGGCGCTGACAAAATCCACGAAGTTCGCCTGCAACACGTGGAAGGCCACCTGCCACACCAGCAACGGATCACCGTAGAACTCTTGGCTGTCGAGTGTCACCTTTGCGCCGTTGATGCGCGCGCACGGCAGAAGTTTCTCGAGCAGTTTGAATACGGCGGCTTCGTCTGCATGGCTGGTCAGCGCGCTCATCATCAGCTCGCCGACTTCCTCCCGGCTTGCGCCCTTCTTGCCAAGCGCGGAAAAGAGAGTCGGGCCGAGCAGCTTGATGAGTGCGACCTGCACTTGGATGGCGTCGCGCGGTGCCAGCGTCGAAGCCAGCACCGTATGTTCGCCGATGGTGATCGGTTGGTGGTCACGCGTCATACTTGCACATCCCCTGCCAGAATATCGAGGCGTTCAACAACGAAGGTCCACTCCTCGTCGTTGCCTGCCGCCCCACGTTGGAAGTCAGCCGGCTTCTTGATGTAACCAACCGAACCCGTCACGACGTCTTGGCGGAACACGTCACGGAAGGTTACGTTCACCGGGATGAACGTCAGGTTGCCTGCTTCTTGCCGGCCCAGCAAGTCGAGGAGGAAGGCGCGGAAGCTCGAGGTCTGTTGCAACTTGATAACGACCTCGCCGGATCGGTCGGCCGACAAGGACATCATCATTTCGCCAGCGGCCCCGACTTTGTCGCTGGCCGAGTCCGTGCGGCGGGTGCACTTGATGACGTCGTCACCTTCGCTCCACCCCGTCGCTTCCACGCCATTCACGGCGAGGATCGTGTCAAGAAAACTGTAGCGGCGCATGTTTGCTCCTGTGGTTAATATGCTCGCGCGCTATTAGCGTTCGAACGTGACTTCGATGTCGACGTGCTGGATTGCTCCGGCGCCCTTCGCAGCAACTTGAATCGGGGGTGCCTTGCGGGCCTCGCGGTCGCTCTGGTTCTGCGTGGCAACCGGAGCCGCGTACACGTAGAAGCCTTGCTTCAAGAACTGGCCGACCGTCAGCGTACCGAACTCGCTGCCGTTCCACGTGCCCGGGGCAAGCAGACCGTTGTTCACGCCTTCTTGGCAAGCCTTCTCGACCTGTTGCACGATCAGGGCGACGCCACGATCGGTCTGCGGCACCTTCGTCGTGCGGGTGTAGAGGAAGCCGAACACGTTCGTTTCGATAGCGTTCTGCAACCAATCCAGACCATGCACCTCGTCGAAGTACACGCCGGAGGCCATGATGCCGTTCGCCAGCATGGGCGAGTCGCCGAACTGCGTGTAGTAGTTGACGTTCTTGCCCTCGAGCGCATTGGCCCGGGTGGTATTGATGGAGTCGTCTGCCTGAATGCCCGGCAACGTCTTGAACATCAACGTGATCGTCGAGTTCTGGTTGTTGAAGTTGACCGCGAACGCGCGCATCATTGCCGATACAGCGGCATAATTGTTCGTCTGGTCGTACACCGTGAACACCCGGCTGTACATCGCGTCCTTGAGCGCCGAGGCGAAGTCAGTGGTGTTGGTCGGGTCGTACAACGAAGCCTGTGGCGAGGTAATGCCGAGGATCTTCACGCGCGACTGAACCCAGCCGGCAGCGTCAACGAAGTCCTGCGCCGTCGAGAGTTGACCGTTCGTGAAGTGCAGGCCGTACCATTCCGTCGAGTACGCTTCTTGCGCATCAAGGGCTTGAGCGATGGTCTCTGCGGCGAAGCCTGCCGTTGCCGTGCCGCTGTCGGTGCCCAGCAGACCGCCGATGTGCGTACCCGTGGCCGGAGTCACGGCCGAGGTCAACGAAACCGAGCTGGTCGGGCCGGTTGTCGGCGACTTGATGGTGAAACGCGAACCGTTGTACGAGACGAGAACGCCCGTGCCGCCCGTTTCTGCTTGGATGGCGGTCTGCACCTTGGAGGCGACAGCGTTCAGGTTGGCCACACCTGTGAAGTCGATTGGGCTGACATCAAGCGGGGTACCGCCATCGATGGTCACGCGGAACGAACCGTCGTCGATTGCAGCCCACGTTGCCGCGTCGGTTGCCGTCGGGGCGGCGCCGACCAGCTCACCGCCCACCGCCGAGGCAAAGCGACGGCCGATGCGGATCTGGTCTGCGCGCGGCGATTGGCTGAATGCGATCGCTGCGGCCTTGTACTCTTCACTGCCTGCCGGAAAGTCGAGGGCGACTTCGGTCATGTTGGCATACGCGCGCGAGCGTTCGCGCACAGGCAGATATGCGCCAGTCCCCAGAAGGAGGAGGACGCCGAAACCATTCCGCTTCGGGAAGATCGGCGACGTGAGGATCTTGACGTTAACGACTCGATTAACCGGAAGCATGGTTCGATGTCCTTGTGGTTGGGTTGGTAAGCTGGACGGCTAGCTTGCGGCGTAGTGTAAGCCAGTCGTCCGTGTTCATTGTTATGATGAACTTGTTCTACTACGGGTTAGCGACCTCGACGCTGTAGTGCAAGATCTCTTGCTGGTCGGCCACGTTGCCGAGCTGCAAATTGATCGTAAGGTTCTGCGCGACGCCGCTGTTGACTGCGATGTCGTTGTCGCTCAGGTACGTGAAGCTACGCTCACCGATCGCGAACGTCGTAGCCTGTGCAGTCAGTGAGTTCTTGTTCTGGATGGTGAACTCGCCACGGAGCGCAATCGCTTGCGATTCTGTGGTGTCATACGTGCCGCCAACGCTCGCCCCGCCATAGCGGACGTTCAGGGCCTTCATGTTCGTGTTGCCCGTCTGGGCGACATATACAAGGACACGAACTTGGCTGTTGTTCTTGAGCACGGGCATCGGCACAGTGACTTTCGCCGTGTCGGTAGTCGTGCCCGTGTGTACGCCGCCGTATCCTGCTTGAATGATTTGAAACTTCACCGCCGCAGGATCGCCAGCCGTACCCGTGGCGCCGGTAGGGCCAGTCGCGCCCGTCGGCCCCGTGCCACCTGTCGGGCCAGTACCGCCCGTGGGGCCTGCTCCACCAGCGGGGCCAGCGTCGCCAGTAGCCCCCTTGGCGCCGTCTGCGCCCGGGTTGCCAGTCGCGCCGGTTGGGCCGGTTGCTCCGGTTGGGCCAGCAGAGCCCGTAGCGCCGGGTGCACCAGTGGCGCCGGCAGGCCCCGTGCCGCCCGTTGGGCCTGCGTTTCCGGTGGCCCCGGTGCTACCCGTAGGCCCAGTGCCTCCCGTGGCACCTACAGCCCCCTGCGGCCCCGCAGGGCCTGCTGCACCGAAGCTCGAAACCGGGGTACGAACGGTTACGCCGTCCTGCACCACTGCAATCATCGATTCTGCGGCGAGCGGATCCTCCAGCAGTTCAAGTTCACTGATCTTCTTTGCCATGTTTCAAAACCCAAGTTGCTCGCCCGACTCTGTGGTAAGCACGTCGCCGGACTCAGTGGTGATGGCGGTCTCAGCGGCTCCCCCGCCAAGCTCGCCCGGGCCGTAAATCAAAATGTCTCGCTCGGTTGGTGGTTCGTCGGTGTAGAGCTTGATCGGGAAAACCCCGTATGTGTCAAGCTCAAGCGTGTCGGTGACGCTGGTGTTGAAACGCATGTCAAGCTGCGCCCGCTCTTCCCAGTTCTCGCTCTCGATTTCGGTCAGGTCATTCACCGGGCCGATGTCCACGAAGCCGATGTCGTTGGCGCGCATGTACTCGACTGCTTGGGACATACGGATACGCGTGCGGAACTTGTTCGCGAGGTCGTTGGCTGGCGCGCGGTAGAACTGAATGGAGGCCACGCACAAGCGCGAGCCTTCTACCGTTTCGCTGACAAGGTTGTTCGATGAGTCCTTGTACCGAACCTCGTCCGTGCCAACCGGGCCGTAGACAGTCACGAGCACGGTTGCCCACACTTGCGGGGCAGGGGGCACGTCCAGCTCTTGGCGGGCTGGGCTCACGTAGGCCGGGGCGATGCCAGTGCACATCGCAACCAGTGCCCGGATCTTACGGTTCAGGTCAGCGCGCGATTGCATCGTTCTGCACCGCGAGTTGGAGGCAGTACCCACCATCCATCCAGCGTTTCTTGCTGGCAACCTTGTATTCGTTTCCACGCCACGTCACAAGCGTGGTATCGGGGATCTCCGCGAGGCTGTAGATGCGGATTGCGTCGTCACCCCGCTGGCCTTCCGGCAACATGTTCAGCTTCTGCCAGTCGCTCGCTGGTTGGATGTTGGCGATCACGGTTCCGGTTGTCTGCACCGTGTCGAACTCACCGGCACGTTCGCCATCGGTGACGCGGGTGCGGGTGAGCGTGCGCGTGGGCCACTTGCCCCCGCCCATCTCCGGGTCACCAATCAGTTCGCTGACGTTGATCATTTTTCATCTTCCGGGTTGAGTACCCACGTAATGCTCTGGCGCATGTTGCCGGTGTCGATCAGCGCTTTGCTCGAGCCCTTACGCTTGATGGTCTTCTCGTTCAACTGGTAGGTATTGGCTGCGATGAACTTCTGCACATCGCCTTTCGCCATCTCGCCTAGCAGGCCGAGGGCTTCCTCTATGGTGAACTGTCCATTCACAATGCGTGGGATCAGTGCACGGTTGAAGTTTACATACTTGCCCGCGTTCGCGGTGAGGCTGACGCGGAGGAAGGAACGTTCTGGGATGCCGCGCGACGGGGCGCCGAACTCGTGGGTCGCAGCTACCACTGCCATCGGCGTTCCGTTCTTCTCTGGCTCTGCGCCCCGTGGTACGCCGATATAAACCTTGGGGTTCTCGGTCTTAATGCGGTCGACCGTTGCCTTCAACTTTGCAGCGTCAAGACGATCGCCGGCAAACCCGCCAGCCTTCTTGACCGCTGCCTTGGGCTTGATCATACAGCCCACGCCCCAATGGCAGGCGCGAGGTTCTCGTAATACCAGATCCCGTAAGGCGTGAGCAGGTACGGGTTATCGATGGCCTTGAGCAGAAGCTGTTCACTCTTCTGCACTTGCACGTCGCCGACCTTTTTCATGATGGCCGAACCTGTGGTCAACTTCTGCCACGCGTCCGGGTCGGCAACGCGCAGATTGTAGAGCCAGAGGTAATGCGCGGTCAGGTAGTAGACCGCGTAGTCGTAGAGCTCCTGAGCCCACGCGCATTCGTTCACCACCGCCAGAGCGAGGTTCATTTGCGCTTGAACCTGCTCGTCGGTGTTGGCAGCGAATTCGGGGAAGAGCTCGCGGAACCCTGCGACAGTCGCGGTCATGTGCTGCTCCTGGATTAGTTCGCGTTACCCGTGGCCCACGGCGCGTCGGCGGGGGTATTGCTCGAAACTTCAGGCACTTCGTTGTCGGCCGGCGCGGCGGGCACCGGGGGCACAACCGGAGCTTCCGGCGCGGTCTGTTCGGGCACCGGCACCAGCGGGGCCGGCTCGTCGGGAACCGTGGCTTGCGAGCCGACGCGCAGACGGCCGGATTCGAAGTGGGCCTTGGTCGGCGCATCTTCTTTCTTGCGCAGCGCGTCGAGCAGGCTTTCGTCAACCATTGCCTCGCCCGGCAGGATGCCACGGGCAGCAGGGATGACGGCAGTCTGGAGAGTGCCGTCGTTGGCGTATGCGTTCAGGTGAATCGGGGCTTGCGATGCGTTCAGGAGGCGAATTTTTGCCATGTTGATCTCCAACTAGATAAGAAGAAAAAAGCCCGGGCGAGGTGGGTTGTCCACACTGCCCGGGCCTCGGCTACATCAACGGCGGGTGAAACGCTTGAAGCCTTAGATGCCGTCCATGTAGTACGCCGACTGCGGGTAGTACCATTCGACACCGCTGTACTTGTACTCGCCCGGAACCTGCATCGACAGAGCGACAGGTTGCGGAGCGAGGAAACGCAGGGGCATCGGCAGATGCATCACCAGACGGTCGTCACGCTTGACGTAGAACACCGCGCGCGACGTGCCACCCGAACCAGCGGTCTTCAGCGAGCTGACAGCCGTGATATTGATGGTCTGGTTGCGTTCGATGCGCGCGATGTTGCGCTCGAGCAGCCATTCCAGGATGGTCTTGTCTTGGTAGCCGTTCATCGGCGTCGTGGCAATCAGCGCGTACTCGTCGTTCGGCAGCGCGATATCGGTCACAACGTCGGTCTTGGCCGTCGCGTCCCAGATCTTCATGATGCCGAAGTTCAGGTCGGCGAGGATCTTGGCAGCGTCGGCCGCAGTCCACGCGCCGTTCGGTGCATTGCCGCTGGCGATCTGCGGGCTGTTGATGAAGCCCGGCAGGTTGTCTTCGCCATTCAGCGCGACGTCGTTCAGGTGGCGCTCGTAAGCGTCCATCGCGGCGTTCAGGCGGCGCGTCGGCAGGGGCCGGCGCAGGAAAGCAGCCTTGCGCAGCTCTTCGGTGTTGTACTCGTACCCGATACCACCGAGCACGATGGGCATCGTGGCGTCGCCGTCCAGCACGTTCGCCATCGGGATGTCCTTGCCCGAGGCACTGATACGCTTGCCGCGACCCACGTTGTCGGTGGTTTCGTAGCGGATCACCTCGGCACCTTCACCGGCAGCGGTGGAAACCGGGATCATCTGCCGGAATTGCAGCGGCTCGCGCATCACGCTGAACACCTGTGCTTCGGTGTACGCGAGCTGCGAGATGAGGAAGCCGATACCGTTGGCGGCATCGTTGGCGCTCGGCTGGTAGCCCGGGCCGAACATGGTTTCGGGGCCACCGATGATCTGCGCGAAGGCAGTCCGGACAGCCGCGTCGAACACCGGCTGGCGGCGAACGATGTACGGGTCTTGTTGATTTCGCATGG